CCTATCGGTGGTTATGAAGCGGGTGACTTGTATGCTAAAACTGACGTATCTCTAGAAGAAAATCTAATTGAGTCAACACTAAGCAGTGACTACCAAGCACCAAAATACATTGAAATGCCTGAGTTAGATTCAAAATCTCACATGACATCACCTGAGTGGGTTGCAGATAAATGTGAGGAGTGGTGGAATGCAGAAAGATTCACTGACCCTAACTATGAATACCACACTCCACTTGATTGGAGTTATATTGACGCAGAATACACTGCATTCAAGAAACAAATTGGTCGTGAAGTATCATATCTAAACAAAGAATTTGAAATGAAGAAAGCAGCAACATCATATGCACGTGCTTCAGTTTCAAGGACAGGTGTATTAGATACTAAGAAACTATTTTCTTACAAATACAATGACGATATCTTCAGAAAAGTTACTCGCACAAAAGATGGTAAGAGTCATGGTTTGATTTTCATTCTTGATTGGTCTGGGTCAATGCATGAGTGTATTCTTGACACATACAAGCAACTATTATCTCTAGCATTCTTTTGCAGAAAAGCAAAGATTTCTTTTGAAGCATTCTGTTTCGCAAGTGACACTGGTGACCATCTAACTGAGGATTATGATGACAAAGACTATGCAGCAAAGCAAAAAGACAATACAATCTATGTGCCTGCTCATCAAGTGCTTCAAGGTCTATTCAATAGCACTCAAAACAATGCTGAGTTTGACAGGTCTGCTAAAACTGTTTTCAGAATTGCATCTGTATACGTGCATAACAGATACTACGGTTGGTCAGAGAGACCTAACGTCCCAGAGACAAGTGCTATCCCAAATATATTACAAATGGGTGGCACACCTCTAAACGAATCACTATGTATTCTTAATGATTTCATTCCTAAATTCAGAAAGCAACATGGTGTTGAGAAAGTAAACGTCGCTCTTCTAACTGATGGTGAAGCACAGTGGTCACGTAGATGGCAGACTATAGATTACAGAGACGGTAAGCATAGGACTATCACTTGCATTGAGCAAAACACACAACTACGTCATCGTCAGAGTGCACAAACATTCAAGACAGAAGGTGCATACAGATTGACCGAAGCAGTATTACGTTACTGTAAAGCATGTCATCCTTACGTAAACTTCTTAGGTTTCCGTCTAGGTAGCACAAGAGATATTTTTTATACTCTTGACAGATACATGGAAAGTGATAAGATAGAGAAGATGAGAAAAGTATGGAAGAAAAACAGAGCAGTATCTTGCAAGGTAGCAGGATATGATGAGCATTACTTCCTCTGCATAAAATCCATGAATGATGATTCATCCTTCGAGGTCAAAGAGGAAGCAACAAATGCAGAAATCAAAAAAGCATTCCAGAAATCACTCAAAGTCAAAGCAAACAACAAATCAATCTTATCCTCATTCATTAAACAGATAGCATGAATGTATTCGCAGTTGACGATGACCCTGCCAAAGCAGCATTCCAACTGCCTGACAAACACATCGTCAAGATGCCACTAGAGTGTTGTCAAATGCTCAGTATTGTATACAGTAGTTGGTATCACAACATAGGTAAAGTATTCAAAGCGGATGGCACTCCTTACAAAACAGATAAGGGTGCTTTTCGCAATCATCCATGTACAAAATGGGTTGCAGAATCTGACCACAATATCCAGTGGTTGCTACAGCATGGCATTTCTTTGTGTGAAGAGTATACATATAGATACGGTAAGACACACGCATGTGAGAAAAGTATAACTTTAGCAGCATTACTATATCAATACGGTTGCCCTGATAAACATACTCCATTCGCTCGTGCGATGCCTGATGAATTCAAATATGATGATACCATAGACACCATCACTGCATATCGTAGGTATGTTTCTAGTAAACCTTGGGTAAAGGACAACTACTTGCGTGTGCCAGTAAGAAAACCGTCATGGTTGGACTACACAAATTCTCTAGAAGCTGTATAATAATAGTATAGACAACAGAGAAACATTATGCCTTTCGAACCAATCGCAATGACAACAGACGACGCAAGAGACTATCTTGCTAAAAAATTTGGAGACGATGTAAATACTCAGCACCTACTAGATGCTGCTGACCATTTCAAGTGCTCCTATGCTACAATGAAGAAGCGTTTGAAAGCATACAAAACTGGCATAGGTAAGTGGAATCTTACTGTGCAAGAAGTGCGTGAGCAACTTGAGAAAACAGCAACCCCTGTGATTAAACAGTCTCTAGTGCCATCTAAGGATGCAAACTATGTGCCCTTCGGTAACTATTCTGACGTCAAAAAGATTATTCAATCTAAAATATTCTACCCTGCATTCATCACTGGTATGAGTGGTAATGGTAAGACTTTCGGTGTGGAGCAAGCATGTGCTGCTCTAGGTCGTGAGTTAATTCGTGTAAACATTACAGTTGAAACTGATGAAGATGACCTTATTGGTGGTTTCCGCCTTGTTAATGGTGAAACCGTATGGCACAATGGCCCAGTCATTGAAGCCCTCGAGCGAGGTGCAGTATTGCTCCTTGACGAAATCGACCTTGCCTCTAACAAAATCCTCTGCCTTCAGAGCATCCTTGAGGGAAATGGTGTATTCCTTAAAAAGATTGGAAGATTCGTTAGACCAAATGCAGGATTCAACGTATTCGCCACCGCAAATACTAAGGGTAAAGGTTCAGACGACGGACGATTTATTGGAACTAACGTGCTCAACGAAGCCTTCCTTGAGAGATTCCCTGTCACCTTCGAGCAAGAATACCCCTCACCTAAAACTGAAGTAAAGATGCTTACAAACTATTGCACAGAGTTGAATTGCTGTGACGACCAGTTTACTAAGAATCTTGTTGCATGGGCAGACATGATACGTAAGACATTCAACGATGGTGGTGTTGATGAAATCATATCTACACGTCGTCTAGTCCACATCATTCGTGCATTTGGTATCTGGAAGAATCGTTTGAAGGCAATCAAAGTATGTCTCAATCGTTTCGATGATGAAACAAAAGCATCATTCCTAGAATTGTATGATAAGATAGATGCTGAGGTTGACCTTGACAATATCTTAGCAGACTGATATTATGAAGTATAGGGAAGAGAAATTCATCGAGGAGTTAACAGCATATGTCTCCTCGACGTATGGATTACACTACTCATCAGGTGATGATAGCATCCAGACACTTGATTTAATTGAAGCATGTGGTGACGCTGAGGCATTCTGTAGAAGTAACATTCTAAAGTATGCTTCACGTTACGATAAGAAAGGAAGTGCTAGACAAGACCTCCTAAAGGTGCTACACTATGGAATATTACTCATGCACTTTCACACTAAAAGAGCAACAGCACAATCTGATGCAGATTGGGCAGCACAAGACTATTAATTTATTATGCAAGAAGCACCTAAGACCGTAAAACTTAGTAAGCAAACTGTCAATTTTCTTAAGAATTTTTCAACTATCAATAAGTCTATTCTTATTAAGACAGGTAACTTTATTGACACTATCTCAGTAAACAAAAATATTATTTCCTTTACTGATATTAAAGAATATATCCCTGTAGACATGGCAATCTATGACTTGCCATTGTTTCTAGGAGCACTCTCATTATTTGAGTCACCTACACTTTTCTTTCCAGATGAAAAGAAAGTAATTATCTATGATGAGAATACAAAAGGTAAGACAACTTACTATTATAGTGACCCTGATATCATACCTCAAGTCCCTGATTTCAATCCTGACTTACCTGACAAAGAGATTCACTTTGACTTACCTCAGGCAGACATTGCACAACTATTCCAAGCAGCAAGAGTCTATGGTGTAGAAGATTTATGCATCTATGGACATGAAGGTGAGTATAGTATTTGTGTTAAGGATAAAAAGAATGATACATCTAATGTATTCTCTCTACCATTACGTAAAGTTATCTTTGAGAATCCTGGGCAAGCAGATGAATCACGTCGTAACTTCTGTTATTGCTTCAAGGTTGAAAACCTTAAACTAATTGAAGGCACATACCACGTTTGTATCAGTAAAAAGAATATTGCAAACTTTAATTCACTAAATTACTCATCTCTTAACTACTATATCGCTCTCGAGCCTTGATAGAAGTTATTGATGATTTCTTAACACCATCTTATCACAAAGAGTTATTAAATTTTATCTCTGGTGATGAGATGCAATGGCATTATTGTCCTAATATTACTGCTGATACTGGTGGTGGGTTAGGACTTTATGGTTTTTCTAATCATCTTTATGATGTTGATAGAAATACACCTAATAGTCCACTAATGTCATTGGTTATGCCATGTCTATTTCAGATTCAAGACCATCTAGATTCACCTAGAATTCTAAGAGCACGTTTAGATATGACATTGTATCATCCATATTGTATACCTCATCAAGAGCATACAGATATGGACATTCCTCACTACTCTGCTGTATATTATTTGAATAACAGTGATGGTAATACCATTATTGGAGATACAAAGGTTGCACCAAGAGCAAATCGTGTGGTAGTATTTGATGGAGACATTGTCCACAATGGACATTCTCCCTGTGAGCACCACAATCGCATTATTATTAACTCAAACTACGATGTCAGATAAATTATTTCTTTGGGTAGAGCAATACAGACCAAAGACTATTGAAGAATGTATCTTACCTGACTCTACTAAGAAAGTATTTGAAGGATTCCTTAAACAAGGAGAGATTCCTAACCTACTTTTAAGTGGAGGTGCAGGGGTAGGAAAGACAACCGTAGCAAAAGCATTATGTAATCAATTAGGGTCAGATATTCTGGTCATTAATGGGTCAGATGAAGGTAGATTTCTAGAGACCGTCCGTAATACTTGTAAGGTATACGCATCTACTGTATCTCTAACTTCAAAAGCAAGACATAAAGTAATTCTTATAGATGAGGCAGACAATACTACACCTGATGTGCAGTTATTACTTCGTGCTTTAGTAGAAGAGTTTCAAAAGAATTGTAGATTTATTTTTACATGTAACTATAAGAATAAAATCATTGCACCTCTACATAGTAGGTGCTCTGTTATTGATTTTCAGACACCATCAGCAGAAAAACCACAGATTGCAAGAGCATTCTTTACTCGTATCAAAGACATACTTGACACTGAAAAAATAAAGTATGAAGAGAAAGTTGTTGCTGCTGTAGTCCAAAAGTTTTACCCTGATTTTAGGAGGACACTTAATGAATTACAAAGATACTCATCTAGTGGGAGAATTGATACTGGGATTCTTGGGAATAGTAACGATATACACATTGCTAGCCTTAACGCTTACCTAAAGAAGAAAGAGTTTACTAATATGAAGAAGTGGGTCACACAGAATATGGACAATGACCCTATTGACATCATGAGAAAAGTATACGATAATCTATACAGTGTATTAGAGGGTGCATCTATACCCGAAGCAGTGTTAATTATCGCTGAGTATCAATACAAGAGTGCATTCGTTGTTGACCAAGAGATTAACATGGTTGCATTCCTAACTGAAATTATGATGAGGTGTGAATTCAAATGAATTTTAAAGAATTTAGACAAACATACAGGACTCTTTCCCTTCGTGAAGAGATTAAGAAAACTCGCGTAGAACAAGAGATAGAAAACGACCTTGCGTATCTTGAACCTATGATAACTGCTGCAGAATATCTTGATGACATGTATATAGAAGAAGTCCTTTACACTCCTATTGAGGTAGATAATTCTGACGGTCCTTGGGTGTATTTTGGTGAGCAGAAAATTCCTAATGTAGACCCGAAAATAAAAACACATAAAGAATATGGATTTGTAGGAAAAACACATCCATCCAAGTATTATAACAAATGATTACAGCAGAAAAACTACTTAAAATTTACATAACAGTTAGAAAGAAGACGCATAAATATAAACCCACGCGAAAACACTACAACGTGCACTTATACGGATGAAGACTCATCAACTATATCCAGTAGAGATTTTTGAATTTAGATTTGACCCTGATGGTGTTGATTATATTGACATTATTAACTCATCTAATCTAGAAAGACGTCCTCATACTTGGGTAGAGAATACTGAGTTAGATTTACATCATTTAGAAGAGTGGGAGCCAGTCGTAGATTTTTTTCATACATGTTTAGGAGAGATTCATAGTCATTTTAACTATGATTGTAAGGGTTTTAGAGTCACATCTATGTGGGCTAACAAATATGAAGAAGGAGTGGCACAAGAACCACATAGACATGCAAATTCATTCTATAGTGGTAATCTATTCTTAAATGAGGGGTCACCATTAATGTTTTTTGACCCTATACAACAGAGAGCATTCGGACAGATGGAAATTTTTAGAAGACCAAAGATAACTCTGTCAGGTATAGAGCAGAATGCACCTATAATGGAGAAAGTAGAGGCAATGCCACATAAATTAGTGATATTTCCTAGTTGGTTTGTGCATAGCACTCAACAAGCATACGCTGATAGGTATAGTGTCAGTTTTAATTCCATGCCTGTAGGTCAAATCAATCAAGGTATCTTAAATATGGAGGTATTATGAAGATAGAATTTGAAACAACATTTGGTAAGGGTGTAGACCCCTGGCATAGAAAAGCAAGGAGATATGTCAAGAAAAAATTCAAGAATCCTTTTATACAACACCTCCTATTTGGATTGATAGAGTATTTAAAAAAGATTTGGTTGAGGACAAAAATTAAAAATGAAATGAAGAGTGTAGATGCTCAGATAAAGGAGATAAAAGAGGCATGGGATGAGGAAGAGAGGAGACAATTTGCTCCTGAGTTTACACAAACTCCTTCTGAGGTAGAAGGGTTAATGGATATGGAAATATCTCTTGACCAATCAATACGTGCCATCAAAGATG